AATGTTCATTGTCAAGAACAACAAATGTTTTCTAATCATCTGCGAATGTCTGGCACTGTAGATTGTATTGGTGAGTATAAAGGAAAATTATCAGTAATAGATTTTAAGACATCATCAAGACGTAAAGAAAAAGATCACATCCATTCATACTTTATGCAATGTGCAGCATATGCTATAATGTATGAGGAAATGACAGGTATTCCCATTTCAAGACTAGTAGTAATTATATCTGTTGAAAATGATTATCCGCAAGTATTTTTTGAGAAAAGAGATAATTGGGTTAAATACCTTTTGCTCTATCGAAATGAATACGAACGGATAACTGTTATTTGACTTCCATTACTATTCATATTATAATATGTTTATGCGAAGATATCCTCCCCTTGCAACTTACAAACTTAAAAGGAAAAAACAAATGAAAACTGTTGGTGATAAACTATTTTCGTTCAATATCGTTGGTGTTAAGCCCGGCGCTCTAACACCCGAAGGTGCCTTTGAGGACCTAACGGAAACATCCTTCCCTGGTAAGTGGAAAGTTATTATGTTTTATCCTAAAGATTTTACTTTCGTATGTCCAACAGAAATTGTTGCATATGATAAACTTGTTAACGATTTTAATGATCGTGATGCGGTATTGTTAATGGGTAGTACAGATAATGAATTCTGTAAACTAGCCTGGCGTAATGCTCACGAAGATCTAAAGAAAACTAATTCATGGATGTTTGCAGATTTACTTAAGCAACCACAAGAATATGAAGATGGTCGTTACGTAGATGGTGGTCTTGCTGCTCAATTAGGTGTTCTTGATAGAGCAAATGGTGTAGCATTAAGGGCAACCTTTATTGTTGATCCTAATAATGTTATTCAACATGTCACAGTTAATAACTTAGATGTTGGTCGTAATCCAGAAGAAACACTTCGTATTCTTGATGCATTACAAACTGGTGAACTCTGCCCATGTAATCGTGCTGTAGGTGGTGCAACTTTATGAGTTGGGTAAAACAAATTTACGATGGAATTCCTGATTATGCAAAAGACATCAAGTTAAATCTTGATGCTGTTTTAAATCGTAGTTCGTTGCCTGGGGATGTAGCGATGGGTTGTGCTCTTGCTGCAGCGTTCTCTACGGGTAATGGAAAATTAGTTTCTTTTATCCAAACTGAAATGCTGTATAGTGGGGCAGAGTATAATTCTGCACTTACTGCCGCCAGTATCATGGCACAGAATAATGTATGGTACCCATATGTTGAAATGACTGGTGATGAAAATTTAAAAGGATTGCCAGCTTCACTTCGCATGAATGCTATTGCTAATCACGGCGGAACAACTAAGCTAAGATTTGAGGCATTTAGTTTGGCTGCAAGCATAGTGGGTAAATGCCATTTTTGTGTTAAAGCCCATTATGATACCCTTAAAAAAGAAGGAATGACAGTAGAACAACTTCGTGATATTGGAAGAATTGCTGCCGTTATTACTGCAGTATCTAGAGTCTTAAACAGTTAATATATATTCTTATAGTTGTATGAAGCAAGCAGAAACATGTTTCGGACGGCGGTTCGATTCCGCCCATCTCCACCAAAAGCAGTTCGGTCAGCACCGTGGGAAGCGCAGATCGACAAGACTAGAACAAGGTTCGAATCCAAACTGAACTGCTTCTGATGGGGATGAACAGGTTTCGACGGGGCAAATAGTAAGTAAGTGGACAACTCGTTAGGCGAAGGACGTAATCCTAGCAATCTAAATAGACGCAAACGACGACTATTTCTATCAGGACCTTAAGCTAGCTGCTTAAACCTGAGGGGGTTTCGGCAGTTCACCTTCTTACCCAAGAACTGCCTAACACACAGGAGATTTTTAATGAAAAAACTTTTACTAGCTTTATCTTTAACTGCAGCATTTGGATCAGCGCAAGCTGCTAATTTCGTTAGTTTTGATGTAGATAAAGTTGAGGACAACGGTAACGGTGCTAAAAGTACAGCTCAGTATTTTCGTGCTGGAAAAGATATGATGGGTCTCAATTTAGGTCTACAAGTTCGTACTGCAGTTTTCGATAAAGGCGGTATGTTAAATAGTGTAGAAGTAACCGCAGGCAAAGACCTTGTCAAAGGTTTAAATACTTTTGTAGGTATGGGTTACGATAATGGATTTAATGGTAAAGTTAACGGAGACTTTACTTATGGCCTAGTAGGCGCATCTACAGGTATGCCACTTGGTAAGGCTTGGGGATTCGCTGGAGCTAAGACTCGTATTAATTGGGACAGTGATAATCCAAAGCAAACAGTTGCTTTTGCTGGAGTAAGCATTCCCCTTACTAAAGCAACAAGCGTAAGCGCAAGTGTTAGTCGTTCATATCAGAACATTAAAGAAGATGCATATGGTGTAGGATTGCGTTTCGCATACTAAAATTAAGGTTTGGTGGAACCTTATAAACCACCATTTTTCACACACAAACACAAGGAGAAGTAAATGAGTAATATGTCACCTTTTGAAATTAGGCTTGAGTTATTAAAAATGGCTCAAACCATGCTTGAACAAGATTATTTCGGCAAACGAGAATCTATCTCTAATGACTGGACAGTTAAAGTAGAGAATGCTCGACATGCTGGTCAAATCCCCCCAGAACATCCAGGTTTCCCTTCTTTTCCAACGGAAGCTGAGATAATTCAAAAAGCACAAATTCTAAACGGATTTGTATCCCAAACCTCTGTAGAAAAACCATCTACTAAGAAGTAATCTGAAAGGGGAGGTTCGCCTCCCCCAAGTAGGAGTTTAAATGGAACGATTAGTTAAAATCTTTTTAGTATGCTTAGCCGCAGTAGTAATTGGTAATGTACTATTCAAAGTAGTTGAAATGAAAATGGATAGTCTTAAGTCACAGAAGATGGAAACTAGTGGAGTTACTTTACAACTAAGAGAAAAACAACTTGAATGTCTTGCCCGAAACATTTATTTTGAAGCAGCTAAAGAATCTTTTGAGGGTAAAGTTGCTGTGGCACAAGTCACTCTTAATAGAGCAGAATCTGGTCTTTTTCCAAGTGATGTTTGTAAGGTTGTTTATCAAAAGAATGTTTTTATGGAAAAAGTAGTATGCCAATTTAGTTGGTATTGTGAAACTAATGCAAAGACAAAACCTATGCATCCGGAGATATATGATGAATGTTATTCAGTTGCGAAGAAAGTTTTACTTGAAGGATTTAGATTAGACATCTTAAACGATGCTCTATATTACCATGCCACTTACGTTTCTCCAGGATGGAAGAAACAAAAAATTACCAAAATAGGCAATCACATCTTTTACAAGTAAAAAAATGGAAAAAAATCTAGGCAAATTAAAACTTACTATGCCAGTAATTAATCTTAAAGCAATTACTGAATTTTGCAGAACTAAACTTACTGCAGCAACTGCTGAAACTATTGCATGGATTGCTGTTATAGTTATACATGCAGCAACTATTCCAACTATGTTAGCAGTAATGGCAGGCTTAACCGAAAAAATGCCAGCAGTAGATTTAGTAATGTTTATTTGGGCAGGTCTTGCATTATTCTTTGTTCGAGCTGCAATTTTGAAAGATATGTTAAATGTAGTTACTATTGGATTTGGTTTTATGATTCATGCTGTAATTATGGCACTGGTGTTGTTCAAATAGTATAGACATATACATATAAGTATATTATAATAGGACTTAAGATGGATATAATTACAGATAGTTTAATAATTACCAAGAAATTTAGATCACCGAACGAATTTTCGTTGTATATTGAAAAGAAAGTTCAAGATTCTAAAATAGGGTATATGGAGGCAATAATCTCATACTGTGAGGAAATAGATATTGATATTGAAACTATCGCCGGATTAGTTAATAAATCCTTAAAGGAAAAAATACAGTTGGAAGCAGAAGAACAGAATTATTTGAAAAAACGAGGCAAACTCCCTTTATGATAATGGACGCATTTGAGGTTTACAGATTTTATCTTGCATTGAAGTTACATTTTACTACTGATAAGTATGACGTTATTAAACAGAAAGGAAAAGTGAGGGCTACTAAAAATGCCTTTCTAAAAAGAAAAGATTTATTTGTAATTAATAAAATTGCTAAGAATTATTCAGATGAAGAAGTAGCAAATTTTTTAGTTGCGAATTTTGTATCAGGTGATAGATGGGGTGGAGTATTTGATTCTGAAGCTAAAGATAGATATCTTCAGTGGAAGAAAAGAATGGAATCTTTACAGTATACTTTTGAAAATGATTTAAAGAATTTAGTCCAAGAATTAGAAGATAATTGTTTGTCATTTGATACTATTTTTAAAATCTCTAAAGGCGAACATCCATATATAATTAAAGCATACTTGCGCAAGACAATAACTATTGAAACGTTGGTTATATTAGACTACTTATTAGATTATAAAAAGTCATTTGATGAGAATATTTCCGACACATTTTTATGGCCAGATGTTTCTAGAATAATCGAAAAATATAAGCCATTTCTTAAAGTTAACCTGGAAAAATATGGAAGAATACTTAGAAGAATCTCTGGACATAACGAATCAGAAAATAATTAATATTGAAAAAGATATTGCTGCAGTACAAGATCAAATTTCAGCATTAACTGAATCGTTAAAAGAAACACAAAGGTACTTAATAAAATTAGCAGTAAATCAACAAGAGTTAACTAAACGTATTTCTCAATGGCCATACATTGTTGTATCCAAAAGAGAAGAAGATAGCTTGTAAAAGGAGAACAGGTTTTTCAAAATGAGTAAAACTAATCGTGATAATTTTGATCGAGACGTTAGAATCAAAAAAGTAGAAAAAGGTAAACATCGTATTGACAAACACCGAAATCTATTATATAATATGGCATCATCTAGGAAAACACAAACTGAAGATGATGCGTTTGATGACTTTTATGATTATGCATTCAGTAATTCAAAAATTAAAAAACGCTAATACAACGCTTATACAGTCGCTAATAAGGAGTAATTAAAATGGCATTCACATCTTTATCTGAACTTCGCAAATCTCGTGGTGGTTTTGATGCTTTGATGAAAGAGGTTGAAAAGATCTCTAATCCTGCACAAGGCAAATCAGAGGATAATCGCTTCTGGCAACCAGAGGTTGATAAAGCAGGAAATGGTTATGCGGTAATTCGATTCCTACCCGCACCATCTGGCGAGGATCTACCCTTCGTTCAAATTTGGAATCATGGTTTTCAGGGACCCGGCGGTAAATGGTATATTGAAAACTCTCTCACTACTATCGGTAAGACTGATCCCGTATCAGAACTAAACTCAGAACTATGGAATTCTGGTGTCGAGGCAAATAAAGAAATTGCTCGTAAACAGAAACGCCGTCTTACTTATATTTCAAATATTCTAGTACTCAAAGACCCAGCTCATCCAGAGAATGAAGGCAAAGTGTTTTTGTACAAGTATGGTAAGAAAATCTGGGAAAAGATTAAAGACCAAGCAGAACCTCAGTTCGAAGACGAAAAACCTGTAAACGTCTTTGACTTTTGGGAAGGTGCCAGTTTCAAACTTAAGATTCGTAACGTTGAAGGTTATCGTAATTATGATAAATCTGAGTTTGAGAGCTCTTCGCAAGTAGCTTCATCTGATGAGGATATTGAAGCAATTTGGAAAAGACAACATTCATTAAAAGAATTTCTTGATCCAAAGAACTTTAAATCTTATGATGAGTTAAAAGCTAAACTAAATATGGTTCTTGCCACAGGTGTAGCAACAGGCAAGAAAGCAGAGAATGTGGACCTGGAAAGTCCATCATCTGGAGGGG